AGGGGCGGTTAAGAGACTTGACTTCCCCCCAACCTCTGGGCACTATCACGCGTGTGTAACACCAAGATTTAGAAAACAACAGAACTAATAAGCCACTTACGGGCTCAAACGTATCACTTGTTTCTCGTGTGTAACACCAAGATTTAGAAAACGTATACCTTTATAACGCTAATAAGCCACTTACGGGCTCAAACGTATCTTTTATTTCTCCCCCCAATCGCTGGACACTACCACGCGTGTGTAATATACAAAGTAGAAAAACTATAGAACTAATAAGCCACTTACGGGCTCAAACGTATCAATTATTTCTCACCCGCACTACCACGCGTGTGTAGCACAAAAGTATCAATTATTTCTCACTTACGGGCTCAAACGTATCACTTGTTTCACTTGTTTCTCCCTAACAGGCTCAAGTGTATCATTTATTTCTCCCCCGTAAAAGTATCAATTGTTTCTGCTCAAGTGTACCAATTATTTCTCCCCCCTTATTTTCCCCAAATGAACGCCACCCCCACCCCAAGCAACTATTTTACCCTTGACCCACAGATCCATTCGAGTATAATTAATCTTTTATCTTAGTATAAATATTTGTTATGAATACAATCACTGCAGTTTCACCGGATACAGATGATCCAGATACTATCTCCCCTGAAATGCTGGAGGTCGCTCAATCCTATCTAACTACTAATTCCATCCTAGACACCGCAGAACATCTTAACATCCCTAGCCAGACAGTTACTAAGTACTTGGATAGACGAGAAGTTCGCACTTTTATTGATAATGTGTTTATGGAAACCGGCTATAGATGCCGCCATAAATTAGGTTCTACTTTAGACTCTATTATTGATGCTAAACTTTCTGAGATGTCAGATGCAGAAGTTACGTCCTCTAAGGATATATCTGAACTACTGGCCTTAGCACAAAAGTTCAGAAAAGACGAACTAGATATGCAGATTAAGTTGATGAAAGCCAAAGCTGAGATCGAACGTGTTGTTAACGGCCCTACTATTAATATTCAAGACAATTCAATTGAAGGTTCAAACTATGGTAACCTTCTTTCTAAATTACTAGAGAAATCTTAAACTCTTAACTCTTAACTCTTAAGGAACCGTATTATCGCTCCTGCACCTCGTACTTATACTAGTAAGTCTTTATTTCCCATAGTACCTAAGACTGTTAACCAAGAACTAGCTTTACGCTCCTTTTACTCTGGGGCCCATTGCGCCTTTTTAGGTTCAGCCGGGACTGGAAAGACCTTTTTAGCCCTGTATTTAGCTCTACAAGACTTCTTCTTGAATGGGGCTCCCGTTGTTATAGTTCGGTCCGCTGTACCTGTACGCGCTATTGGGCACCTTCCTGGTACAGTTGAAGAGAAATTATTAGCCTATGAAGCGCCTTATATTTCTATATCGTCTGAGTTGCTTGGCCATAAAGCTGCTTGGAACACTCTTAAAGCTATGGGTTGCTCCTTTATACCTACATCTTTTATACGCGGAATCACACTTGATAACTGTACTGTAATAGTTGACGAAGCTGAGAACATGACCTTTCAAGAACTAGACTCTATTATTACCAGAGTTGGTAATAATACACGTCTTATTATCTGCGGAGATACAGCGCAGGCTGATATCCGCGACTCTGGTCTTACTTCCGTTATGAACATCTTATCTCCGCTAGTATCTACTGTAACCTTTTTACCTGCTGATATTGTACGCTCGTCTTTTGTACGCTCTTACATTATCGCTAGAGACGCTTAAAACATGTTAAAATCCTGTGCTGTTATAGCACTTTACCTAGTTGTAGCCTGTGCTTATATTTTCTTTTGTGCTGCGTTATTTGCCTAATTTCATCGAAAGCTTAGTTTGAATAAGGATCGCTTATAATAGCCTTAGAAACTAAGCTTTCGATGACCTTCTTACCGTCGGAGCTATTATGGATCTTACTTTAGTACTATCAAACACTGTACCTGGTCACTTGGCTAGGAATCGTTTCTTTTACTCTTGTGGGAGCCTAATACTTTTTGCTGGGCTTCTTTTACAAACCTATTTACATAACTTCGGGTTTGACTTCGGTACAGACTATTACTCTGACGAATTCCAATTATACTGGATGCCCCTTCTGTACGGTGAACTAATCGTACTAGGGTTGTTAGCCGTGGGTGGTTCTACCTACTTCTGGCTTACTAGAGAGGCTGTGCTTGACTTAACAACCTCTGAGGAAATTGACAGATACTGGAAGTTATTGGGTATATTTGCTGTAATGAGCCTTTGGGCCGGCTTCATTGCCTCAACTGCTGTGGAGTCAGATGCAGCATGGCACCAAGTGACGATTCGCGATACCGACTTCACTCCTACTCACATTATAATTTTCTACTTTGCTTTGCCCGGTCTAACCGCTATGCTTATTCCTGCGTTCATTTGGACTCATACGCGTATACCGGCGTTCAAAGACAAAGTTTCCGTCCCTTTTCTAGCTGTTGTTTGTGGTATTCTTATGATAATGCCTAACTATGGCTTTAATGAGTGGGGGCACACCTTCTTCTACGCTGAAGAGTTATTTGCCGCCCCTATCCACTGGGGCTTTGTATTTCTAGGCTGGTCGTTATTTTTTCTAATACCTCTTGCTATGCAAATAATTGGCCAAATGGCTAGACTAATAGCCGAAGAAACAGAGGGTACTTAAAATAAACCAAAAGCATACAGGTACTAATTAAATGCTAACCTGCTCGTCCCCTCTAGTTGAATTCGATTATATCCAACACTTTCCTGTGGAAGATCGGTTCCTCAAAATACCTATAGAAAACTACTTAGAGTTAATCGATGTAACCCCTGTTAGACCACAGATTGCAATGATTAACGCCCTCAATAATCCTGAGTTCCGGTTTATTGTAGCGTGCCTAAGTAGACGACTAGGTAAGACTTATGCCGCTAATATACTAGCGCAGGTCGTTAGTTTAATGCCTGATTCACATATACTGCTTATGTCTCCCAACTACTCCCTAACACAGATTAGTTGGGAGCTGCAGCGTATTTTCATCAATAAGTTTGACTTAGAGGTAACTAAGAATAATGCTAAAGATAAAGTTATTGAACTGTCTAACGGTTCTAGTATTCGTATGGGTTCTGTCTCGCAGGCCGACAGTGTGGTTGGAAGGTCTTACGACCTTATCTTATTCGACGAGGCCGCCCTTTCTGACGCGGGTAAAGACGCCTTTAACCTACAGCTTCGTCCAACGCTAGATAAACCAAATAGTAAAGCAATTTTTATTAGCACGCCTCGCGGCGTTCATAATTACTTTAAGGACTTCTATGATCGTGGATACAGTGATGATCCCGCATATAAGTCTTGGGTTTCAATACACGCAGATTATTTAGAAAATCCACGCGCATCAGAAGAGGACATTCGCGACGCAAAGTCTTCCATGTCCCGCGCTGAATTTCGTCAAGAGTATATGGCTGACTTCATGTCCTTCTCAGGGCGTATATGGGATATGGATACTGAACTATGTGTTAGAGACCTATCCGAGATGAAAGCAGACGATGATCGTATGCGCCGCTTAGATATTATAGCAGGTATCGATATTGGCTTTAAAGACCCCACTGCTCTAGTAGTTATAGCGTACGACCAAGAAGATGGTACATACTATATCCTAGATGAGTTCCTAGACAACAAGATGAAGACTAGCGAGCAAGCTGAGAAGGTTAAAGAGCTGGAAGCTATATACGGCTTCGATATTATCTTTATTGATTCCGCTGCTGCACAGACTCGCTTCGACTGGGCCAGCGAATATGATATCAGCACTAGTAAAGCAAAAAAGTCCAAACTAGACGGGATTGCCTCGGTAACTTCGGTAGTAGATAACAACAAACTAATTATTGATTCTAGCTGTCATGAGTGCTTACGTACTATGGACCAATATCGCTGGGATGATCGAGCTAATCTTGTTAAAGAACGTCCTATGCACAATGGCGTACAGCATATGGCTGACGCCATACGCTACGCCATTTACACGTACACTGCAAGATAATAAACCCCTAACTTTTCCTACCCCTTAGATTTTTATTGACAAAAATGTCTATAAGGGGTATAGTAACTTTAATGAGAGATATGTCAAATTTAAAGCGTGATCCAGTTAAGTATATCAGGGACGCGGTTAAGACGCAATATCCCAAAGGGACTAGCTGCCAGATATGTACTACAACCGAGCTTTTAGAGTTCCATCACTACCACGCTGTGGCAGAGATGTATGCGTTGTGGCTAAAAAATACTGGTTATGATAAACTTGACGTACTTAACCACCGAGACGAGTTTATCTCTGAGCACTTAGATGAGCTAACAAATAAATGCGTTACTTTATGTAAAAAAGACCATGCAAGGCTGCATAAAGTTTACGGTAAAAGTCCCAAGCTTTCTACTGCCGAGAAGCAGGCGCGATGGGTAGAAAAACAGCGCCTTCGAAAACTACAGTAGAGGAATAATACATGGGGTTTTTTACGTTACGTAAAAATAAAGAAGAAAAGTTAAACCCTTCGCAGCCCTATATAACTGGGGGCGCGAAAGAGGATATACAAAGTACTAAATATACGTACGCTTATAATCGTTCCTATGACAAACTAGAGATAGTCAGACGCGGTACGGATTTACTGGTAGATAGCTTAGCTCAGATAAACTTTGATGTAAAAGACAAGATAGTAACCGGGGGCGCGGAAGTACAGCTTAAGCATAAACGTATAGCGGAGCTACTTAATATAAAGCCAAACCCCTACCAGGATATTTCTTCTTTCAGAAGAAATATATGGATGGATTTCTTACTAGAGGGTAACTTTTTCCTCTACTTTGATGGGCAGTATTTATACCAGCTACCTGCTTGCGATGTAACAGTAGTGTCTAGTCCTGTAACTTTTATTGATGGCTATAAGATTGGTAAAGAAGTATACCGCCCTCACGAGATTATACATATTAAAGATAACTCCTCTATGTCATTGTATAGAGGAGACTCAAGGTTAAAACCTTGTCAGAATACTATAAACTTATTAACTAGTATGTTATCCTTCCAAGAGAACTTCTTTGATAACGGCACAGTTCCTGGGCTACTATTAAAGACCGATGATATACTAAGTGATAGGCTTAAAGATCGCATGTTAGCCTA